AAAAAGAGCTTGCAAAACAAGCTCTTTTCATGCCGGTGACCGGACTTGAACCGGTTTATAGGGCGATAAGGGAATTTCTTGAAAATATAGGGGTTTCTTGAAATTCCCTTATTTTATGCGGCTTTTGGGTGTGCTATCAAGTGTAGTTATCTACACTTGATTGACGTACTCTTTACTATAATTGTAGATCTATGCAACACGAAATGCAACACGAAATTCATTACAGATCCCACCGCTCTAACGCACCCTCTGTCCCCTTCGCATGCCAGAGTGCGCCTTGGTACTCTCCAGACTCTTCAAGGTAATACCAGTCACCTACACCCGTTTTGGTTCCATCAAACTGCACCCAGCCGGTCAGCATGTAACCAGATGCACCGAAGAGATAGTAGTGGCGGTTGATTACTTTCCAACACATCTTTGGGTAAGACCCGTCCGCGTTCCGCCACCACCAGCCGTGAGCGTCGTGTACCCAGCCTTCCGGCTGTAAGGTGGTGTCTTTCTCCCATGTTGCCATGAAATCCTGTGGAGTGGCGTATAGAGCTTTGATCTTCTTCGTGCCGCTGCCCCAGTCCGGGAGCTGGAAGTGTGGCTTGTCCGGTATGGATTTCCAGTTACCGCCCCACTCAAGCCCAATGGAAGTTCCGATTGCACCTACACGGGAAAAGAAACCGTCAGCGTCATAGTATGCGCCGCGACCGTCTGCTCGGTAGATGTCAAAGGCGGTTCCCCACTGGTGGAAGGAACTGTAACTGGATCCGCGAGCGTTCGTCACCTTGTTGCCTGGTTTCGTTCGCCCCTGCGCATAAAATGCATCCTGCTCCGCCACAGTGCGGAAGGTTTCGCCGATCTTGATCTTCAAGCCCTGTCCTGCGCATTTCTGCACGAGGGCCGCCGCAAGCTTCTGGAGCCGTGGATGGCATAATGTAATATCTCGCATAAATTTTCTCCTCGCCTAAATATTCTCAACAACAATCACGCGGTATGTGTCATTGCTAAAACCGGGAGTGACAGGTAACTTGAACCCGGTAGTGCTCATTATGCAATCATTGGCTCCTATTACATAAGCTTGATCTGCGTTAGCATCATTATCCCCCTGCCCCATATTAGTAAACACATATCCGCGTTCGGTTGAACCAAAGCCAGCATTCCCAACAAATCCATTGTTGTATGATGTGCCGCCAGACAAATAATAAAACAAAGTATATTTTCCAGATAATTGAGAAGGAAAATTTCCTTCTATATAATAGATATTGGAACGTACAACATTGTTTGCTCTTTTAAAAGACCCCCTTTGTGAGCTTCTTGGTACCGTCATATCAACTGCTTTCACTCCTGGGATTACAATGTTCTCTGTCATGTATTTACCTGAGCACAAGATAGTCTGCTGCGTTTCTGATAAAGTAACTTTCCCGCCGCTCATATCTTCGATAGCCCCCGAAAAGAGTCTTCCGTTCGCATAAGCGTTCTTTCCGACTCTTAAGTCCGCAGATGTTCCAGTTGCAGCCGTTTGGCTTGCCAAGCTCTGAGCGGACACCGTACCGCCGGTATAATGCCCCTCTGGAAGCGTTACGGACTGACCTGCGGCAAGCGTTCTATTCAGTGCGCCTCGCTCCGGCATGGTTCCGGCTTCTGCCTCATCGTTGCTGTCACTGGTGATCGCCGTTACTCCGGCGAGAACCTGGCTCTTTTTTGCTGTGCAGTCAGAGGAGTCCGCACCGGATCCGCCGTACTGCTTTAAAAATGCATCTGCCATTTTATTTCTCCTTTCTTCTTATTATTGTCACAATTTTATTTTCTTTACGTTTATATTGGTGTAGGGTTCCATACCCCTACGACCTTTTTCTTTTGGCGGCACCCCGCTTTCCCCCGGTGCCGCCGTTTTTGTGTCTTCCTGCCCTCGCTCAAATAACAATTTGAGTCAGCGATTTGCCTACGCTTTAAAAAACACTTATAATTCTTTATCTGATTTTCCAACCACTGGCTCAGGATTTGGAGTAAACCAAAAGGCTTTAACTCTTTATACTGGATTTACTATTCCAGACTACTCCCGTATCTGCTTTATGAATTACGGGAATTCACCTGATGCTGCAATAAGCGCAGTAGCTCCAAGTGGCGATATCTATTCTGCGTTCCGGAACGGTGACGCATGGCAGAATGGGAAGATTTCCGCTTCAAAGGATGATTTAACACCTACCAAATACACCGGTATTACGGCTGTTGCTGGAATGACGATAGTTAACAATAGCTCTTACCGTGTCGGAAAGATTGTTGTTATATGTTTAAAGGTAAAAATAGAAAGCCCTAATAATACCGTTGTAAATATTACTGATAAAATCTTAAATAATGGTGGAACATCGATTGTAGGAATGGGGGCAGAATGGGGTGCTAACTCATCAATTTATGCGTATATTGGATATGATTCTATTGTAATCAACAAAGCTGACGTTACGGCTGGAAAATATCTGCACATCTGTATTCCGCTTGTAATAAGTTGATTTATTTCAACTGTATTGCCATCAAAAATCCTTGATAATCATAGGTTGCATTATCGTATCCATATCCTTGAAGTGGAACAGCATAATCTTTTGTCAGTGTTATGATTGCAGCTGTGACACATCCTCCGCCATTGGCCCCAGTTGATCTTGACATTCCAAGAGAAAAAGATGATCCATAATCAGAAGATGGCAATATAATTCTTGCTGCGATTAAGGAAACCGTCCTACTACTTTCAGACTTACCCAAAATGAGATACGTGTGTCCAGCATAGAGCTTTAACTTTGTAATTTCAACATAGTCTTTAAAGACAGCAGCCTTTGTTCCCGACGCGGTGAGGAAAACGCCTAAATCATCCTTTTTAACAAAATCATTTAAGTTTGCAATGACACCACCTTTTCCATCTCCAAAAATATAATCAGCTATCTGGGATTCGGCTCCCCTGTAATTAAAGCAAAACTTTTTGTTATTATAGTCGTATCCTTTACAAAAATTCGCTTCATTTCCTTGCATGGGCGAAAAATTGGCAAGGACAGAACCATTACTCAAATTGTTATTTACATCAGAGATAGCCCCGGAGTTCTTCGTTACCTGAGACTGTAAATCTTTGATTACATCAACAGCTGAATTGAGTGCATCCGTGACGCGTTTGATTGCCTGTTCCGGCTTATTCAGATGCTCCGCATCAATGTCCGGAGATGAGTTGTCTACCCAAGTAGTGGGAGTGTAGACTTCGATTTTTGCGAGTGCATCAGCAAGAGCCTGTGCGGATGCGAGGGAAACTGTATTTTCTTCTGCTTGTGTGCTGATCTCGTTCTCTAATTCTTCCATGCTGTTCCTCCTTATGATCTGTGGATTTCTATAGGCAAGTCGAGGTTCGGCTTGTCGAAATTGCAGTATGCCGTGAGCTGTCCGTCTCCGGTAACGATCCGATCCACCTTGTTCCATTCCTTCCGGCGTGCTTTTTTGCTTGCCTTAGATGTTAGATCATCGGTGCAGGAGATATCCGGGCGGTCTGTGTCCTTAAGTCCCTCAACAGTAATCGTCTGCATGTATGGTGCACTTGTGGTCCATCCTCCGGCCGTCAATGTGCCGGTACGTACATCATAGAGTCGGTTTATTGCCATGTTTGTCGCGTTGATATCTTCAGATTTGAACGGATCCCCTTCCTGCGTGTATACAGTCTGATCCACGAGGGAAATTGTCCCGTCCGAGTTATTCACCTGATTGTATTTTCTGTTCCCTTCATAGATATCATCCTTATAGTTCGTTTTTAATGCCATGTGTTACCTCCTGTCTCCGATTGGCTTTGTCCCCAGACGGAACGCAAGCCGCCGCGCCCCAGACATGGAGGACTGATACATTTCATAGATATCCGCAAGGATCTGTTCGATATTGTTGGCTTCCGTAACGGACTGATATTCGATTCTCTGCGGCGTTGCCGGGGTTGTTGGCTTTGTGAAGTATGCTTCTCTCAGCGCCTGTATGTTGCCACGGATCCGCTGCATATCGCTGTCGGTACGGAAATCCCGCATTGTCCAGTCCGTTTTTGTATTGATGTCAACAAGCAGAATGTCCGCAAGATCACGGCAGGCTGTTTCTACACGGTTGAGATCCGTATAAGCAATACAGCCTTTTTCCGTGCGGTTTGTTACATCGTCCGCCGTGCGGTCTGTTATCAGAGTCTCAAAAACACTCATCCTATCTCTACCTCCGCTGTCATTTCCCGTGTGAAGGTGAAATCCATCTTTTTAATGGATCCGATCCGTGTCCCGTCAAAGTCTGTATCTACTGAAACAATATCTCCCAACTCTTCCTCATTGAGTAAGACACGGCAGGAAACAGACTCGTTGCTGCTGTAATAATCGTATACACGATTGAGAACTTCATTCACATTCTGAGGGTTTACGAGTGTCGCGTCCTTCACTTCCACGAGATTCTCGTTCTGGCTGATGTTCGGGTTCGTCTTCTCATGGATCGTGGTAAGATGTGTATACTTCTTTCCGGTGAGTACTACCTCGCCGCCCGTTCCCGTAATGGTTGCCCAGTTATCTCCATAAGCCGTTATCGTGCCACCAGTGATTGCCAGACTATGATGCGCCTCAGAGAAAGTGATTTCTGCGATGCCGGTCAAGGTGTCTTTGTACAGTTCCTCTGACTCGTCCGACTTGATGTAAGTATGCGCATACACTCTCGCACCGGTCGTGATATCGCTGTGATTGATTGTCAGCCCAGACATCGTATTTGTTTTCGTAAAGCTTTCCTTCGTCACTCTCATTCCGGGTTTCAAACCGGCCCCCGGGTGGAGTCCCGCATGAGGCTTTATGATTCCTGTGTTCCGAGGATAGATATACAGATTGAGATCATATGCAGTATTGACGGAGGCCCCAATTGCAAATGCGACTTGCGCGAGAGATTCACGCCGACTTCCGGCCGGAAGATATCCGGTTACTGTCTGCTCCTGTAATGTCTGATCCAGGAAATAATTAATGTTCTGATCCTCAAAAATCGCCGCCACAACATTTTTTACCGGCTCATCGTTATAGATACCGCCCTTGAATTCTGATGTATCTAACAGGCCAACAGCGTCCTCTGTATTAACTTCATAGTCTGTTTTGCTTACTCTTTTTCCAGATTTAAGGTAGAAGATTCCAATGATATTCTCGTCGAAATACAGTTTCATCTGCTGCCTGCGCTGGAAATTAAACGCAATATTGGATTTACTCCGAATGGTGAAATTCAGCATGTTTATACTGATTTCTTCGCTGATAGGGCTTAATTCTATACAGCAATCCACATTTTTCGCCTCGTCATCCAAGAAGGTGCGCCCCAACCCATATTGAATATCCGTCAAAAACACAGGCCTGTATGGTCTGGAGGTTTTCTCAAATGCGATTGTCACTTTGTCGTAATATTCCACCGGATGATAGCAAAAATATTCATAATCGTTTGGATAGAATCTTTCTTGCGCAAGCTCTTCTGTGCCTCGATACCATGTGATAGTAAGCTGAGAGCAATAATCTCCGGAGTGATCGTTGAATATCAGCGAAATCCCCTGACTGCTATATCGATCAGAAAAAGAAGCAGTCAGTGTCGGAACGCCAAAGTGCGAAGAAGGGTAAAGGCCTTGGTGCGGAACAAGCGCAGCTCCCGGCTGTATGATCCCTGTCTGGAATACTCCGTTTTCATCGGATACTGCTCTGGAAATATAACCGGATTCTGGGAAAACATCATAGCTTTTATACTCACCATTTAGCAGCGCATATCCGGGATAGTTCAGAGCTACATCTGGAAAGGAATGCTTTATTTTCAAATTGTCAAGATGTCCACCGTCATTGCAGCTGTATTCAGCATTCTCTTTTGCCCCGAGTGCAATATCTCCATAGACGATTTTCAAGCCACCAGCGTCCACCAAGCGATAGTTCGTGATCTTAGCAATCCATACATGCCTATATGGTCTGGAAGTCTTCTGGAAAGTAATCACGACCTCATTGTGAAGCTTTACAGATGCCTCACAGAAATATGTACTTGAGGTTGGGGAAAAGTCCAAGTTCTCCACAAGCTCACCGTTTTTGAACCACTTAATATTAAGCTCCGAGGCATAATCTCCAGAGATCCCGTTGAAATTCAAGGTTATTCCTCTGGATGTTTTAAGCCGGTCAAAAACAATTCTGAGTGTAGGTGCATCAGAAAACTCTCCATTTGCATCCGATATCTGACTGCTTGTGTAACCACTTTGTCCCTCTGGAATTACATCTGGGGCATTCTGATACTCGCCATTTAGCAGCGCATATCCGGGAAGGAGATATGCATACCCCGGCATTTGCTCTTCCTGAGTCGTAAGATTATCCGTAGAAGAATAATACTCTTCTCCGTTTGTCGATATTGATACATCCCACTTCATGCCTTATCTCCTTCGCTGCGGCTCCATTGCTACGAAATCCAATTTCAGTGCGTCTTCATATCCCCACAGATTCACGCCATTCCTTCGGATCATGGAATCCTCGGCGGTTGTGACGTAAGCCTTGAAGGATAGTGTCTCCTGCCCGTACGGGATCACAAAGTCGTGGCTGTCCTGTGGTGCACTAACAACATCAAAAAGCCTGTCATAGTCTTGATATTTTCCGTCTTTTGCCTGAACTTCCAGTGTATAATTGTAGTATGTTCCGATGATATCACGGTGCATCACACCATCCAGCGTTCTGCCGGAGTTGTCGGTGTCTGTCACTTTCGCTTTGCGCGAGAGTTTCATAACATCCACGTCGTACTCCACTCCGTCCACGGTAAATATTGTAAAATGACTCATCGGCTACCTCCTGTTACCAGTCTCACGCCGGTTCTGTTATTCTCCGAGTCAATCACAGGCTTCAGTACACGCCCCAGCTGCGCCAGATTGCCTTCGAATCGAATGACAACCTGCTGACTACCGCCGGAGATTCCACTTTCTGCCAAAGCCTCCATGAGCGCCTGTTTCATCGTACTCAACGGGGAAACTACCTCTGTTTCGCGCTTGTTATCTCCCAGGATCGCCGCAAATTCACCGGCGCGCGGCGGCACCACCGTACCGGATGCCAGACGTGGCAAATGTACCTTGCTTACGGTTGGAATGTCCAGTCCGAAGGATTCTCCGCCGATTCCCGGAACCCAGTCAGGAATGTCAAAGCTCAGATTGTTGAGTGCGCTGATCATCTTATTCAGTGCATTGATGACACCGTTCACCATCGACTCTACGCCGCCCAGGATTGTGTTGATGACGGATTTCATCGCACCCCAGATGCCATTCCATATGGTGCTGGTCTCTGATTTTAGCGTGTTCCATGCGGCTACAATACTGTCTTTGATCGCCGTGAATTTCGCCGTTGCGTTGCTCCGAATCTCCTCCCACTTCGTTGCAAGTGTGCTGTGGATAGATCCCCATGCGCTCTCGGTGCTGGATTTTGTCTCGTTCCAACGTGTTGATACAGTTTCCTTGATCGCCTGGAATTTCTCACCGGCAGATGTTTTGACCGCTGTCCATGTACTTTCAAGTCCGCTCTTAATGCTGCTCCATTTCTCCTGTGTCTTCTGCTTAGTCTCGTCCCACTTAGTGATGATCTTATCTTTAATTTCTGCAAATTTCGTGATAACTGAGGAAATGAAATTGCTGATTCCATTTCGGAGTCCCTCTATGAGGTACTGCCCCATTTCCATCATGACTGTGGATGGGCTGTGAATTCCGAATGCAGACTTGAATCCGTTAATAAACGGTTTGAAGATATTATTCACAATCCAAGATCCTACACTCTTGAGCGCGTTAACAATGCCATTGTAAAGCCCCAGTACGATATTTCCGCCGGACGCATCAATATAACCAGAGAAATAGCTGACAACGCTGTTCCACGAGTTCACCAGAACGTCTCCAAGACCTTTTAAAAGGTCTATGCCGGATGCTATTGCCGTTCCGATCAGCTCACCGACAGAGCCGAAGACACTCGCATAGTCAAATCCTTTTAAGATTCCGCCAATTGCATCAATAATTCCCTGCGGGATAGATCGCCAATCTACACCCTTGAATAATCCAGTGATAAGTTGAACAGCTCCAGATATAAAGTGAGAAACTGTACTGCTCAATGTGCTCCAGCTGAATGTAGAGAAAAAACCGGTAAGTCCTGCGGTGATTGCCGTTCCGATGCCCTTCCAGTTCGTAGTAGATAGGAACTGATCCAGTTTACTCATACCGAAGTTCAAGCCGTTGCCGATCTGAGATCCAATATAGTTTCCTACGCCTTGCCAGTCCTCAGCAGCTACCATCTGTCGGATCTTATCTGCCATCTCCTTTATGGAGGAGCTGATCTGTTCGGTTGTAAACATATCCTTCGGGTTCGTGGAACTGCCTCCACCGCCGCCAGAGTCACTGCTTTTTGATCCAATCTGTTCTATTGTGTCAAATGATGCCAGACTCTTTTCTGCTTTCTTTGCTGCTGATCCCGTCTTTTTTAGCGAATCCGCATAGTTTTCCTGCACCTTTGTAGCTTTTACGAAGGTGCTTTGCCCAGTAAGAGCGGAGAAAAACTGTCCCACCGCTATTGCTGCTGTTGTCAAGAGGCTGATGAGATAGTTCAGCGCCGGAGCTACTGCGGTAAGGATCGGGGCAAATGCTGTCGCAAGTGCGTTCTTAAGCTGCGTCAGCGATCCCATAAGCCCGGAAACCGTGCTGTTTGTGCTGCCGGAATACTGGACAAGGTTCTTCATTCCGTCTGTAACGGCACTTCTGATGCGGTTAAATAGGGCGAAGAGAGAGCGGATACCGAATGCATAGCTCAGCATTTTTTTAAAGCTTACTGATGTTTTTCCAAGATTTTTTTGAAAATCTCCTGTGGATTTTGAAGCTTTTTTTGTTTCGCTATTGTACTCTTTCGTCTTTTCATTAAGATCTGCGTAGGAGGTTTTCAAACGATTAAGAGTGTTTTCCAGTGTAACCTGCGCTGATGTGTACTGAGCCATCGTCTTCTGGCCGGATTCGGTATCTATTCCTGTGGTATAAGCTCCACCAGAGGATTCTAGCTTTGCCTTGGCTTGCTGTGCTTCTTCCAACTTCTGCCGCAACATGTCAATGTCGTATTCCATCGCCTTAAAGGTCTGACTATTCCGGTTTCCGCCAATCTCCACAAATTTAATCTGGCGTTCAATTACTGCATCAAGCTTTTTGCTTACAGAATCGATTTCCTTGTTGAGATCTGTATACTCCTGTGTAGGTATCTTCTCCCCCTTAAGCTCCTCAACTTTTGATTTAAGCTCCTCTACTTTACGAGCCTGTTCATCGTACTGGCTATTGAGCTTCGCGAAGGAGTCCGCCTGCTTCTGCAAGGCGATTTTAGCCTTGTCCCCGATGCCAGAGACAGACTCAGCCATCCGGCGTGCCGCGGCTTCGACTTCTTTCGTGCCGGCTACAAGCCCATCATCGCTGATCGATGTATCAATGAGTATTGTTCCGTCTGCCTGTCCCATAATTCATCTCCTTATAGCCACTTCTCAAGAGCCGCAATCTCTTTCTTTTCCTCGGAGCTTAATCTCTTGCGAATGCCTACCATGTCTGCGTTTTCCCGTTCGAATTCTTTTTCCCACTTCTCTAATTTTTTATGCTTGGCTTTTTTCTGCCGTATCGCAAGGATCTGGGAAAAAAGTCCGTCTCCGATTTCCATAAAGAATCCCAGAAACGTCCACCAGTGAAGGAACGTGGTAGAACGAACCTCCATTCCTGCCACTTTGTTGACCGCAGGAATGATGATCCGAGAATCCTGTTCCCAGTCAATCAGCCGAGGGCTGTTCTTTTTATCTCGCATACCACCGTCGATAAAGTCAGCAGCTTTCTTGCAGGCTTCCTCCCGGAGTTCTCTGGGAATCTGCTCGAAATCCTTGTACAGAATCTCAAACATGATTTCCTGCTTTTCTCTATCTGTCCAATCTGGATCCTCGCAAGCTTCCAAAATTCCAATAATGGAACGGAAGTCTGCGTTGATCGCATAATCCGTTCCACCAATGTTTAGAGAAGAGGGCAGCTCATAGCTGCTCATTTTCTGTACTTCTCCGTGTAATTACGGAGACGGGAAGTACTCTTTTTAATTCGCACGTTCATTTCACTTTCGATGAATTTTACAAGCTGATCGAGAACATATTCGCAGAAAAATCTGCCATCCTTATACGGAGTCCACGGATTGCAGTGCTTGAAAAGATCGTCGGATGCCCCCTGAGTATTCAGAAGCTCATCGAAAAGCTCTTTTACAGTGCCGGACATCTTGTCCAGTCCATCAGGATCATCATCTGCCGGAAGCTCCAGCTCTTCGAATTTTTTCTGTACCGTGTCCGCACGCTTGATAATATCCAGATCCGCCGGATTAAACATAAAGCCACCGGTCACTGTGCCGTTTTTGTCCACAATCTCGATGTATTCCCGATCATCAATTACGATCTGTTTTGCCATTTCCTATATCCTCCTATACAAGAGATGCCGTGAAGGATTTCTTTGTCATATCCCATGTGCCTTTCACTCTGTTTCCGGCTTTGTATACCGTAAACGGTGTCTGTACGCCAGATGTATCGCCGCCCACGCTGTTCGGGATAACGTATACGTCCTCACGGTACGCCCATACCACGGTCGGAGCGGTTTCTTCGTCTGCGCCAGGCTTAAGAAGCACATCAACCATCGTCGTTTTGCACTTGTCTCCGGTTGCTCTGGTGTTGGCAATCTCCATGATCTTATTGGAGAGAGCATCGTCATAATCCTCGTAGTAGAACGGATCCACGTCTGCCTGTACTTCGTATCCGGAGTGCTTTACAGACTGTTCGCCGAGAATGTTTTTGTTTACTTCTACGTCCGGGTTCAGCTCCTCGCTGTATTCTTCAAGATCTTTACCGATGCGTACATAGCCCGGTGTTTCTCCTCCAAATGTTGCGTCCAGATAATGAGCAAGATATTTTCTCTCAATCATAATAAAAAGCCCTTTCTGCCTATAACTTTTTAGGCGGTATAGGTTAGCGGCGGCACTCTCGTTGTACCGTCGGTTTACAGTTCAAAATCATTCGTGTAACGGACCGATACAGGCAATATCCAGTCCTGTACGCCGTTCTCCTGCGGCTCTGTGCCGTATGAATTATCACGAGTGATACGTTTTATCTGTCTCCCATTAGAAAGCCGTGGAAAGGCAGATAAGCGGGTTTCAACGCCGTTTATCACGGCTGGTTCACGGCAAATCCATTTGCCAAGTGTGTCAAGGAACTGCTGGATGCTCAGCTTATACCGCTCTTTCTGCGCCGCTGACCGGTAAACCACGTAAAACGGATACTGGCATACTTGATGGATACCTCCGCATATATCTTCCCTCTCACTGTATACGAGTGCACCATTGTCTGCGGAAAATGCGATTCCGCTGTCTTCGCCCAGCTCCTCGAATTTTATGGTTTCCCCCGGATCCAATCCGGGATACTGATTCAGCAACGCTTTCATGGCGGCTGTCAGAATTTCATATCCTGTCGCATCTTTTCCAATCGGTTTTGCATCAGCCACGCCGTCCACCTCCCGCTGTTTCCTTCACATTCTTGATCCACGTTTGTCCATCCTTTTCTTTTGCAGCGTCAAACCAATGTGCTTGCGCCGCCGGATGTTTCGTCTTTGTGTACGTCAGATACTCTTTGGCCTGTGTCTTGCCGGAATACTGGCTAACAAGTACCTTCTTTGCGCCCTTTTTCGCCCACGGAGAACCGGTCTTTTCGTCCACCATGCCCTTTCCTTCATAGAGGAATCGTCCTTGAGGACCATAGGCCGCAAACACACGTCCCGATCCCTGTACCGCCGCACTTGCCGCTTTGGTAACGCCTACGAAGATTCCGGTTTCCATCGGCATAAAAGGCACCATGCTATTCATCACAGCACCGTCAAGCTGATACTGGGCCTTCCTGTACTGCTCGTTGAAGCGAGACATATTCAGCTTTACTTTCGTATCGCCGTCCACGAAGGAAAAGCCTTTGAAGTGATAGGTCTTACCCGCCATTATTTCCGTTTCCTCTTTCCTTTATAGACAAACTCCAGGTTCTTTCCTGTCCAGTCAACATCCTTTGCTTTCACAGTAGATTCAACAACTTTGACTCCCGGCTTTGGTCTCCCAAGTGGTGTTTTGGTCCATCGTTCTGCCTGTGCCTTTGAAAGAAATACCCAGTCATTTTGATTTATACTGTCTCCGATTGTTGCCCGGTAGATCTTCACATCTGAGTTTTTGTCTTTTAAGGAATTAATCTGTGTTACGGTTTCCGTGGCAAGCTTGCTATTCACCACATTTGGGGAAAGGCTATTAAGTTTGTCTCGCATTTCAGATACATTCACACCGTTGCTCGACGCTCTGCCAGATCCTCCGTTATTTCCTTGATAGTTAAGATTGCTACTGCCGCCACGTCCGCCCATAAAAACACCTACTTCCCGAGAATTTCAAAATGCGGAATCACAGTATATGGACCGCCTGTGCTTGTGATCTTAAATACAAAATCATGTGTATTGTTCATATACTGATAGAATCCATTTCGATAGTCACCATCATTTACATTACCGCCAGTCCACTCTCCCTCCCAGAAGAAATCGTCCGGTCCGAATGTAATACTTTCTGCCAGCTTATCATTCGTCTGCCGCTTCCATTCCTTCGGGGATCGCCACGGGAGCATTCCGTCCTCTGTCGAGATCATTATGCCGTCAACATCAGGGTTTGTGGCGTGCATATAGTACGGGATGTGGAGCTGTGCATTGTCTGTACTGTCCGCTCCGTACTTCTTGATGATCGCCCCGCGGTCCGTGTTCAAATCCACATTGCGGAGGATGTGCGGATACCACATAGCATCGCCGGATGTGGGGCTTTCGTAATAGTTGAAAATCGTTACTGTCTTGCTATAGATATGGCTCACCTCCTATTTACTGGCGTAGTGACTGCATCTACATCACTCCATCCGCGATAGCGTCTTTTGGTTATGGTATGATACGAGATTCCAGTTATTTCGCTCCATTCTGATAAGGTATGGATTTCGCCATTCACAGTTACGCAGACATTGTTCCTTCTGTTATTGCCTTGCTGTTTCAATGTCGCCCATCTACAATTTTGTGGGCAATAACCACCATTTGCATTTATTCGGTCTATGGTAAGCTTTTCAGAGTATCCGTTTTTCATCGCCCATTCTTTAAAAGCGAGGAACGATTCTTGCCATTCTTTGCAAACAGTAATACCTCTCCCACCATAATTTTTGTATGACGGTTCACTGCTGCATGAGCAACGTCTGCGCATGTCAACCCATATAGTATATAAGCGGGTATGTCTGTCTCCATGAATCCTTTTGGCTTCCGAGGTCCTATCTTTCTGATAGCAACCACAGCTCAATGTGTTTTTGCGAATCAAATTATTTGAGGGCACAACTAATTCGTTTCCGCAGTCACATTTACAGAACCAACGGGCCGCCCCTGTTTCATTGACTTTTTCTATTGCTACAAGTCTCCCAAATCTTTGATTCTTTAAATTTCTTGTTGGCCTTGGCATGATAAATCAATGTCCTTTCCTTCCTTTTCTGGGCCGTCCCGCAGCTTTATACAACTTGTTCCGCCTCTACCACCCATCACACTTCGCCTCCTTGAATTTGTCGTGAAACGCTCTGATCCTTGTGATATTCCCGGTGCATTCCTCTGGCACACTGCCGTAAAAGATAATGCTTTCCGGGTTCAGACGTTCCACCATCGCATTGTAACCGGATAAGAATAGGCGTTTTTTGCCTATACTGTTCATGCAACCAACGGAAGATACCGCCACGGTTCCGCCCTCTGGCTCGCCGTCAAAGCACCACTCGTAGCTGTCTGGTGTACTCCACGATATTGTCGGGATTACATGGCACCCATACTCCTGCAAGTAGGCACCGATCCAGTGCTTGCGATAGTGGTTGTAGATCTGTATCGCTTTTGGAAAATCGGTGTAAGTGCTGAAATCTGGTGTGAGGATATATCGGAATCGGCTCAACTTTTCCGCATAGCGATCCACGTTTACCCAAAGCGCATTGAACTGATAGTCATCAAGGAAAAAGTGAACCGCTTTTTCCTCTGGCTTTGTGCATTTCCCTCTGACATAGTTGAATCCTACAAATTCGCATTCACCTTCGAATGTCTCGGGGTATACCTTCGGTATACCGTACTCCCCCACACCGTCGAAGATGCGGCGATTTAGGTTCTCATAAGCCATGCTGTTTGTTTTGTCTGCCATATCATTTTTTGAGCTGATCGGTTTTGCTCATCCTCTTCCACAGCTCCGTTAGCTTCTCCCATCCATACATAGCTACAAACGCTACGATAAAGCCTGCCATGATCGCCGCCAAAATCATATACCACAGAATTTCCATATGGATATACTGCATGTATGCCACGAATGCAGCCACGGTGATTCCGATGGAGAGGACGAATACGAGGGCATCTGTCGGGATCGCGGAGAGAACGCCTACACCCTTAAATACCTGGGTGATCACTGACACGCAGAACGCCAGAATCCCGATCACCGCCAGAATCATAGTCATATTTGCGAATAATGCTTCCATTACTCTGATACCTCCTATTCTGTGAAAATCCAATCATCTGCTAACATATCTGCCTGAGATGCAAGCCACCCCATCTGTACACCAGATGTTCCAACAAAAGCAATTGCTTTATTTCCAATTGCGTCATGCTCACAGTTCACAATCTCTCCATCCGCTGTCTTATAAGAAATACCAGCGGCAAGCTGAATGTACTGTTTCTTCCCATTCCAACCTTTACGAGCCACTTTAAGCCCCTTTTTTAGATAACGGATAGCATCGCCAAATCCAAATGTTGACTGACCGCCAAGAACACAACAGTTATCCTCATCAGCAACCATCTCATAAGTTTTTTCAAAAATATCCGGCTTGCACGGATAAAGCTCTCCGTTTACACCCTGGATAACATAGTCTCCAACAGAAACATGATGTGTTCCCTCTAATGTTTCGATATACAGCTCACACGGAGGTAAATCACAAGTTTCTGCGCCGTAATACATAATGCCTTTCTTATAAGCTTCTTGCGCCCAAAATGGAACGTAAAACAAGCCGTTCCGGTCTTTCAGATCACCATCATACTTAAATGCTTCAATGATAACAGGCTTTTTTCTAAACTTCATATTCACACTCCTGCATACAATACTGGCATTCCATCATCCGTCCTTACTCCCATTAGAAGCGGTAACGCTGTCTTTAAGAGTAAGTCGTTCGTTTTCTGTACATCTCCGGCGGCGGCATACACCGCACTCCACTCCTTTGCGCTCGCTCCAATCTGCTGCGGGGTTGCGTATGATCTGGATTCACTGCCGGATGATACAGAGGTTACTATTCCTGTGGTCGTGCCGCCACCCGGTAAGGTGGTAGCCGTTCCAGTAACCGCCGCTGCTGCTGCGTTCTGCTCCGCAATATCAATCTGATACAGGATATCCGCCACAGCGCACACGGCTTTCTTGATCCGCTTCTGGTATTTCTCCGGTGTAGGCAGTCCGTCCGTCAGCCGATCAAACGTCAGCGTGTCGAGAAAATCGCTTGCTCTCTCCGCAAGCCGCATAAAATCAGATTCCGGCACGACATTGCCGAAAAATGATTTTGTGTAAAACTCATAATCTGCGTATGCCATGCCGGAATCCTCCTTAGCCGTTGGACTTGATCATACCCATACGGATATTCTTGTGGTTGTAAACGAGAGACCAGTTTGCTTTCGCTCCAAGCTCTGCGTTGGTCGGAGACTCTTTTGTGATCTTGCTTGTGTCAATGCTGAATCCGTTCGGGTGGAGCACATAACCCTGCTTTGTATAAAGCTTGCGGATACCTGCCTTAGTCTCCGGATCGTAGTCCGCATAGTACGGATCCTCATAGTTTGTCTTGTCACAGGTTAAAATGGATCCTGCGCCGATCATGTAGGTCTTATACACCGGGATATCGCCAGATGTATCTACCGTATATCTGTCAGATACAACCGGGATAAATCCACCGATGGACGGGAGATTTACATCACCAGCGAGTGCATTGGTCACGGTGTACTTGTTGTAATCTACCAGCCCAAGAGCCTTATACTTTGCAAAAATGTAGCTGTTAAGGAAAAGCAATCCCATCTTTTCAGACGAATCGCCAAGTGCTTTCTGCTGTGCAAAGATTAATGTGGTTGCATCAATCTTATTCGCATCTGTTGCAGTCGCAGATCCACCGCCAGACGGCTTCGCTGCCGAAATATCTGTGATATGTGAAGACATTCCTGTCAAAGACAGTACCGCATCAACGATGGCCATAAGATCACGCACACGGGTCTGCTTGTAGAATCCTGCAACAGAGTTTGCAACGTGAGTCATCGGCTCAGCACCGGTCAACTCCTTTGTGAAGTCCTGTGCTTTCCAAGCCTTCATTCTCTGGATAAGCATTGCTGTCTGCTTCTTTCCGGTGATTTCAACCGGCGTGTTATCTGTCTCACCATCGTTGTTAAGTGCCTGAGAATCGGCCTCATCGATCGGCACGTAGAAAGGGAGTGTTGCCACGTTACCCTTTGTTCCGATCAGATCCATGATTGTGGAATCCTGCACGAGAATGCCAGAATTGATAATTGCATCATTCCATGTCGGCTGCTCTTTCATGTATCCGGAAAATACTTCCGGGTCAAAAGAGAAACCGCCGAATGTTCCAGTTCTTGCCATAGATATAGTCCTTTCTGTAGATGGACTATTATAGAAATGAACGTAAAAAGTCCCATCTACCTATAATTCTTAAGGGTGTTTAGGTTAGCGGCTATGTTCGGTCACATAGTCGGTCTGTCGGCTACTCGCTGAGTGCCGTGTAAAGCTCTGGATCAGACTGCTTTAATTTCAGCCTTTCATCCAGATTCATTTTGCGGAAATCTTCCTTTGTTAATCCTGTTCCGCCTCGGTTTCCGTTCTTAGCCGGAGCTGTAAAGCGTGCCGCGTTGTGCTGTGCTGCGGTCTGCTGCTTGTCAACGAAGATTCCCTCTTTCTGGTTCCCATCCTTATCGGTGATCATCTCATTAAAGATGTCACTGATAGACTTACCTTTTGCAGAATCCTTGTCCAGTTCTTCCATGAGGGCCTTTTTATAGTACTCCTCAGTAATGCCGTTCATGAACTCATACTGTTTTGCACCTTTTTCGTCTGTGGTTGCCAAAAACTCGTTCACCTGCTTTTCGACTTCGATTTTCCTTGCATCGGCAGCGCGTCCAGCCTTTTCGTCAGCAAGTTGCTGATTTAATGTCTGAATCTGCCCTTTGAGGTCATCAACGTCAACATCCTTAAAGCCTGCAAGCTGTTCCTGTACGGAGTCGAGTGATTTCTTGTAATCGTCGGCTTTTGACACCTGTTTGTTGTAGTCAGCTACCGTGCGGTAGTTTTCCAACATTTTCTTTTTCAGATCGTCTTTCTTGCTCTCTGGAACCTCGATTTCAAGCTCCTGTAAAATCTGCTCAATGTTCTGCATATATCCTCCTAAACGTGTATTATAACCGCTCGTCAGCGGTGTGGATTGAGCCGAATAAACCTTCGGCGTGGTAGTGGACCATCGGAGACTCGAACTCCGGACCGACCGGTTATGAGCCGGTTGCTCTGACCAACTGAGCTATTGGTCCATGTGCGCCTCCCGCGCGATTTCTCGCGCGGGCATTGTCAATCTCTCTGAGGCGTTGCGCGTACCTCAGTTCATCTGGGCGCTACCCAGCCTGCATCGGAATGGAAGGATTCGAACCCCCGTCCACTCGGGATCTGTCCCGAATACTCGCGCCTACGAGCTGCATTCCGATAATGCCCCGAATGAACCGATGACATCATACGTAAGAAAAGGAGTCTAAAAACATGTCCACCATAGTGAATGGCGGAATACCGAGGAATGGAATCGAACCATTGACCTGTCAGCTGTATTATCGCGCGCTTCTGACCGCTCTACCTCTGAGCTACCTCGATTTAACCGGCCGATGCCGGTTAGCAACTTGTTTTTTCGTGCTATGCTTCGCACTATACTCCTCTGGAGTAACGCTTTTTTCATGCTCCCCTGGAGCAATGCACACGCCGGAAATTGCATCCGCTTTTCAACCTCTCCAGTGTCCGGCTGGATTTCTCTTAAGGACGTGTGCTGATAAGGAGGCAATAGAAATATGACGCCAATATATGTATAGAGCTGGCATTTGAATGGAGAAAAATGTCAACTCGCCATGTCAACCTTACACTATATATTCTATCATTTTTTTATTCTCCATGTATCACCACATTTTTCAGTCTCCGAGCTTGCGGATATACTTCTGGATCTCCTGCCTCTCATCGGCAAAGTCGCTATCCATCACCATAGTGGACAGCATGTCATACACTTCTACCATTAACCGGCCGACTGTTTCCATAAGCTTGTCCCGATGCCCTTGATCACCATTAACCTTATATGCCTGTTTTGCCGCAATATACGCATCGTACAGTGCGTCAATATTGTGGTCGTATCGCCCGTTGGAATACTTTTTAATGATATTCTCAGCGGCTTCTGCGATCGGGGCTTCTTCCCACTCTTTCTTCTCCATTTTTTCCAGATAAGAGATCGACACAACAAGCTTATAGATCACGTCCAGCCGATTGGTGGTCAACGAGTTTACAGCTTCTTTCGCTTCGATACTCAGTTGCTCTTTGAGTTTCTTAATCAGTGCTTCCATGCTTGACACCTCCCCGCATTTTCTTTTTATACTTATCATGTAGTTCTTTCTGGCTCTCCACGATGTATACCGGATCATACCCTGACGTTATGAGATCAGTGATGATGCGTTCCAAGCGCTCAAGCTCATTATCAACATCTTCCACAAGCCTATCCACAAAGATTGCATCCGCAACATACCCCTGTTCACGCAAAGCCGTTGCGTACTTCTGGTATACGTCTTTTGTAGCCTGTTCCCATCCGAGATACACGGAGAATCCGTCCTCTACTGCTTTCTGCTTCGTGGATTTCCCTACGCTCATCCGATTTGCAGACCTCCACGACTCCGGGATCATCTGTACGTTTCCTTCGAACCGGTCTGGTATCAGCTTACCGTGATGGTTGATGTAGTAATGTGCCACGTCCCGGCGTTCCTTGCTCTCCGCGAAATACTGGTACAGGTGTAATCGCTTGTATCCGCTCAGCCCAAGGAAATCAAAGTAGTCCGCCATCTGATCGTGCATCATAAGCGCCGCGATCTGCCGGGCATTGATCTCCGCAAACACATCGTCAACGCTTTTCACGTCCATTTTGCTTCTAAAAGCGATCATAGCCGATCACCTCCTACGAAAGCTTTTTAATGATGAGGTTTGCGTCCTTGACAAGGACTGCTCCGGCGGAAATATTACCCACAGATACGGTAAGAGATGTTCCGGCCGGTACCGGGATCAACGTGTCTGCACTTACATTCTGATATACATCTGCTGTAACAACCGTATAATCCATCTCGGTTCCACCGATGTTCTCGCCGTTCAGCTTAAGCACCAGTGCTGTTGCGCCAGCCGCGGAAGCCGTCACATTTGCGTTAAACTGGAGTTCTACCGCCATCGGCTGATTGCTCCTGTTTGTGATTGTAAACAGCCCACTTCCCTCGATGTGATTGAGCCATCCACTCTGGCATCCGCATCTGCGAGACTTTACGCGAGTGCTACCAAAAGTAACATTCTGATTGGCTGCCACCGTCTGAGCAGCTACATTAACAACATTAAGCATAATACTTCTCCTTTCACGAAAATAGGGGCAAGCTCCACGCCTACCCCTATGATTTGCAAGACTACTTCGTAGCAATGGATTCTTCCAACATGCTGATTATTCGGTTTTGATTCTCGATGATCCTATCCAGGTACTTCCTGTCCTGCTCCTGTAGATGCTTCGCTATGTCTGCGTTGCTCGCCTGCGACAAATCGTTTTCATAATTCATCACCTGCAAGAATACGCCGAACAGGTTTAGCGCGTCCAGTGCGGACAGCTCATCGTATTTCCTCACAGTACGTTTCCGCCGTTGCCGCAGCACCCGCCGAGACCGCTCATATTATACGCAAAGTACGGGGAGCATGTAAGATAAGCCGGTGTCGGTGTAGGTCTGACCGCATCAACGATGTTTTTCGTCTGGTTGACCTGAGAGATCTGCCAGTACGCTGTCTGGAGGTCTCTGTCTCGGTCTGCAATTTTGTCGCGGAGTCCCTGGATGGTGTTCTCCTGCATGAGCTGGCGTGTAGCCTGTCCATCCGCTAAGATGCTTTCCTTGATGTCGCAGCAGCACTGAGCCAGCTGAGCCTGCATGTTCTGCGCCATCAGCGCCGCATCATAACGGTTCTGGAGTACTTCTTTCTGCGTATTGCAGTTGCCAACCTGGTTCGTGTATCTGTTTTCGAGTACATCTCGCTGTGTCTGACAGGCTGTGTTGCTTACATTCTGGTTGGTATTGAAGATGTCACGCTTTACAAACTCATCAGAAATGAAATTGTCCTGCACGCCAGTTTCAACGCCATTGCGATTCCATCCGCCCATCATCGGGAAGAGGAATGCAATCAGGATGATCCACCACCAGCCACCGCTGCCCCACATGTCATTGCAGCCGTCGTTTCTGGTTACTGCTGCTACATCGGCAGCTGTAAGTCCTAATCCTTCATTCATGCCGTTTTCTCCTTGCTTAATATTTATCAAAAGCCGTTGCGCACCCGGCTGTGATAGCGAATTATCGTTTTGTTGGCCTCAACAAAATCATCATTTCATCATCCCGGTGAACTGCCCGGGATCCATTCCGTTCTGCTGGCACATCTGGTTAAATACCTGTTCTGGGTTCTTCCCCCGGCACATGTCCATTGCCTTTTTTATATTCGGGTTCTGCTGTGCCATGACATTTAGTGCCGCCTGTGGGTTCCCGGTCTGCCGGATCTGGTTCACGACCTGCATAGCCTGCATCATTGCCGTCATAGGATTGTTTCCTCCGGCTCCGCCCATCATGCTGAGTAATGGATTCATGCTTTGTCCTCCTTCTTCTCTTCTGACTTTTCGCCTAATCTGTCAAGGAGTGCGTTGAACTCCTCACGGGTAACATAGTCCCCGGTAGGAGCCGCTGGAGCCGCTTGTGGGGCTGTCAATGTGCTTAACGGGATTTCCTTAAATGCGAATGCTTTAAGTGTCGCACTCCCCATTCCATCGACAGATTTGACGTAAAACATCGGGCTGTTGTTGTCCATCATCCACGCTGTTTGTCCAGGCTGTACAATCTGGTTCCGTGCCCCTTCAAGCCCTGCGACTTGGATCCAGTTCACATTCTGCACCAGTGCCGTCTGGCGCTGTGGCATTCCTTGCTGTAACCCTTGTTCCATCTGTTGGATCCGCTGCTGTAACGCCGCCTGATCCGCCATGTATCCACCCATTCCCATACTGTACGGAGTATATCCATTCATAGGCACTTCCCCTTTCTATCGTTATCCTATACTTAGATTATGGCACACGAGCGAGAGGAGTAACAGGTCAGGAAAGTATCGAAAAAGTATCTTTTAAAGCTATCTTGATTACCTTTTAGAAAAAGTATCAATTTGATACTTTTTTCTTGACAAAGTATCAAATTGATACTATACTATAGACATAAGATAAAGGTAAACAAAACGCAGGAGGTAACAAATATGGATTGGAGAGAAGAAGAAGCCAGAGAGATCGCGCAGGAAATCAGAGCAATGGATACATGGGACATGGAACTTTTAAAAAAATTATGCGCCCTTGCGAACATGGAAGAAGAGTGGGAGCAAGCGGACGGAGAAACATTTGAAGAAGTGGCAAACAAAGCCGCTGAAACACTCGGAGTTGAATTGTACTAAAACGCAGGAGGAAGAAAATATGAAGATCAATGGTATCGGTATCGTAAGCAAAAAGGTAGCTATGGGGATCTTAACCAGAGAAGGTCGTGAAGCTGTTAAGAATGGTGATATCACACTGGAAGAGCTCGGTGAGATGTACAAATTAAATCAGGTTAAGAAGTGCAGCAAGATCGGCACATGCGGAGACGCATTCCGGGCAAGTTATGATCGGATCCCGGATAACCTCAAGGAATCCCTTAGGCCAGAAGATCTTGGAAGTCTGGTAGATGCTTTCTATCAGTGTTATGGTGATGGAAAAAACGCCCAGGTGTAACTCCTGAGCGTCTCCCCATTTGGCTTTATACATTGGCCAAACTATCAACATTTCAACCCGTGACCGCCGGATCGCTGGCGGTTCCAGATATACAGCATCCAGTATATCCGACGCAGATATTATAACACATCAAGGAGATCACATCAATGGAAAATAGAATTAAATCAGCCCGGCTTGCTGCTGGACTCACGCAAGATGAGATGTCAAAACGCTTTGGAATCCCGCTCGCAACAATCAAGAGATGGGATTCCGGCGTATCAATCCCGCCAGAGTGGGCGGCGAGATTATTGTTAGAAAAGTTAGAAGAAGAGAAAGAATCTTTAGTTCGTTGCAAAGAAGAAAAAGGGAAGTAGCCGTGGAGATCGGGCTACTTCCCTTTTTCTTCTTTTGTTTGCTTTCCGCAATTACATCGCGTCCGTTGCGTATCTGGTTCCTAATCGCGCTCGCCAGATTATTGATTTCATCTCCGGTGAATCTATCTCTCTTATTGATAATGTCACCAGCTGTAGGATATGTCTTAAATCCGTTTACAAGTTGTTCTCCAATAAATGTATAAATTCTGTGCCTTTCTTTGGATAATATTTTCTCACGGTCTTGTTCATATAGCCTTCCTCCCGGAGACGCATTGGCAATGTTTCCGTTTACTGTATTGAGTGCATCATCAACAATGCTTTGCGCCCATGCTTTTTGCTTCTCTGTTCCTGGAAGGTTTCCCACCGAAAAGCTAAACTTCTTAGTCCCTTCCGCTTTGCTTGAACCCATTCCGCTTGATCCACCACGTCCGCCCATAATTTCTCCTTTCCGACCATACTCTGTCTGCATCTATTATATCACATTATACGGGCATAAACGAATGATTTTTGCATTTACCCGGCGGCTGAGTCGTTTCGCCGTCGATGTGCTGATGTTCATTCGCTCCGCGCACACTTCCAGGGGGACTCCTTTACTGCGATACTCGAAGAGTTCCCTTTCGTCTGTCGTGAAATTTGCCATCTGCCGGAACCGCTCAAGCTCTGGCACCGTAAATTGATATATCTTCAAGGCGATTCCTCTTATTTTTCTGTCAATGCTTGGATAAGTTCGTCCCTCGTTTTTTTTAAACCCTCAATGTTATTCCCTGTAATTTTGTTCTCGATCAAATTAAACATGCTTCTCATGAGGAGCTGCGTGTCTTCCCGGTTTTGGTTGATGGAGTCATAGTCGTTATTGAGCTTGTTTTTTATGTCTTTAATGTCTGTCTCGATTGCTCCTACACGCTCCTCGATGTCCTTCTGGGGCTGCTTTGCCTGCTTATACGCTTTGTATATAACGCTACATGCAGCTCCGATCACCGTGATGCCACTGCATATTGAGAGTAGCTCCTTGATAAATTCCAGTTCACTCAATGTTTCCATCCTCCATCTCAAAGTATTCACATCTGCGGCACTCGTCCTCTCCGGGGGATTCTCGTAGATGGTCACTGCGCTCATCACAGCAGATCTGATTGTACATGTTGTTGCATCCTCTTAGATCAGCAATGGACAGAATCACTTTCCCGTCCTTTTCATCCACCCACTTACTCATACTTGATCCCCTTTCGCATTTTGGTATCGTCTCGCCGCTCCTCGCGCCTTTGCCGCCTGTTCTCTGCCCCATCGTGCGATACTCAGCCGATCTGCCAGAGGTCTTAGCTCATTCTCTTTGCAAAAGTCGTTGTATGCCTTGTTCTGGCGCTGGAGGAGGAACGATTTCTTGTCCAGCTGCATCTGCAATTCGGCTTTTGCCTGTGGGTCTTGGCACGCCTCCACCGCTGTCTGCATCCCGGCAACGATGCGCTTTGTCTTGCGGATCCTGCGCTCCAATGCCCTCTGGCGCTGTTCCAACTTCTCAATTTTCTCGTTATCGGCTGTCTGGATATCCTTGTATGGGTTGTTCTCACCGTCACCAGACCCGAAGCTGTGGCGGCAGTTCCACCCACACAAGCCCTCGCCAGTGCCGTATCCGGTAACAGAGAACGGAGGGAACCTCTTATCCTGTCCGGTGCGGGAATAGAATTTTCCTTGCCACCAGAGATGATTTCCGGGATTTTGTCCGCCATCTCCAGTTCGTGCGCCGAGATGGGCAGATACAAGGATTGTGTCCCACCCCATCTCTTCCATGCGCTTTAAAACGATATCTCCCGTGGCCTGTCCAATGCCGGTCCGCACTGCCCTCGCCGTGGCTGTCTCGATGGTATCCTTGTGGACTCTCCCGGTCTCCTCATCGGTGTAATTTACATACACACCGCCAGACACCACCTCATCAACCGCCTCTCTGACCGCCTGTGTGTACGATACAGCGCCACTTGTGACTTTGTGGTAAGCGGTATCGCACGAGTTGATAAAAAGCCGCTGTGCCGCGTCTGCGGTCGTGCGTGTGTAATTGTCCCACTCGCCCAAGGTTGCGTCATAGTTGCGCTGCATGAGCCGGATCAGCTGCGGTGACTCCAGAAGCGGCACCGGTGAGAGGCCGGCGGCTTCATAGATTTTATCATCCTGCTCCACGGCCTTTATCCCGGCTTCTTCCATCGCCGCCTTGATTTCCTTCTGCTCTCGCTTGGTATACTTGGCGATCTCTGGAATGATGTCCTCCAGCAATGCACCAGAGTCCTGCATAATTTCTATCTGCCATCGATCCGTCGATGTAAAGAGGTATTCTTCCCCTCTCCCGATGCGGATCATCATTCTATCCACGATGCGGCGGATAATATAGCTGTGAAGCTCTGAGGAGATTTCTTCCGCCCCCTCTGCGATGTGCTGTAAGTATCGCGGATCAAGCATCTCATCACCTCGCTACTCTTCGCCAAACAGCTTGTTGTCTTCCTTCGGTGTGGCTTCTTCCACCATCGCCTTCGCATCCTCTTCGCTCATGCCCTCGAACTTCTGGAAGTACATCCACGCCGGAACCTTGCCCTGTGTCACATACTGCCACCATCTCGCGCGGTCCTCTTCACGGTTGTAAGTGATGTCTCCGAAGTCATACGTGATTTCATAGGTCCCCACCGGTGCAAGCCCGTAGAGGTCTGCGTAGACGCTCAGAGCATATATAGCACCGTCCAATGCGTTCTCCAGTTTGTCCCGCACATCTTTGATAAGCTGGATTGTACGTCGGTCATCAGACTCCACCTGTGTGGCTGTCACCATACCGGATTTTTCGTTAAATACAAAATAGCCGTTGCTATATCCGCATTTGTAGCCGATCTGAGACAGCAGCGCGTTGATTCCGGCAAGCCTTGCTTCCGTGTTGAGCTTCGGGTTGATCTCAGAATAGAATTCCTTTGCGTCAGATCCATAGACATTCTTGACATATCTGGGGAGTCCCATCTGCTCGCGCTTTCCTCTTATCTGCTCCGGCGTGCGGTCAGTAACCTTCTGCCCGTCTGGCATCAGCAAGCGATCATCAGCAAGCATAATCTTTTGGCTGTCCCATATCTCTCCAGCATTCCGGCTGTATGCCACATCCAGATCTTTCAGTTCCTCAATAGCCTCCGAATACATCGGCAGTCCTAACGGAGAATTGATATCAATGTTATTGGCGTGTGGTGTGCGGAGCATACCAAACATTGGACCGTCCAACTTCTCGCCGCTTGTCTTGAGGATCGGCGGAGTGTCCTCCATCATGCCAGCCCACTTTGTTTTAGCCATCGGAATCTTGTCTCCGATACTGTCCGCAGACTTTGACATGTATGTCCGGTTGCTGATGTAGTACGGGTATGTGGTCACACCGTTCTCGGTAGTCTCCGCAAAGCGGTGGTATTCCAGGCGTGTGTAGAATCTATCTCCTTGCGTGTACGAATCCTTGAAGATAATCCCCTTAATGCCCAAATTGTCGTAGTCCACAAGGAGGATATCTTTCGGCGTGAAGAGATCCAAGCTGTCTCCGTTGGGCTTGAGAAAAACGGTGCCGTAAGCACAGCTGAACTCCACCCACTCACGCAGATGGAAGTACACAGCATCGATCTGTTTCTGTAGCCACTCTGCCCTTGCCGATCCCTCTATCTGGATCCCAATTGCTAGCGTTGCGAGTCGCGCTGTCTCGGAGCTAACCGCCTTTGCAAAATTGATTGTGCGTATATCGTCATCGGCACTCAGCCACGGCGGAGCACCTGCATAGATGCTCGCACATCGCCGGAGGATCACTTCCATTTCCGGGGATACAACGGATTTAACGTCAAAATCGTCCTCTGCCTGTTGTTTAAATATCATATCAAGCCACCTCTTAATTGATGATAAAAGTCCCATTTACTCATCCTCATATAGAAATCTAACACTCTTAAAAGGAGCATCTATGTGTATGTTTATTAAAAACTCATCCTCTTTACCATTTACTACATTGAATCCGATTATTCCATCTTTTATTTCAAGCTTTAAAACATCTTTTATCGAGTAAGTTTCGCCTGCAATACAGATACCTTTTAACTTTCCTTTGCGTATTTCTTTTATCGGTTCTTTGCTAGCTATTCTCTTTCCGCACATAGGGCAGTATTTGATATCATACGGGCGAGATGTCAAACTCCCCGCCTTATATTTTCGGTACATATATAGCTGAGCTCCATATATGCATTCGTCATCGCCGAATTTTCCCTTCCAACTTCTTATTTCGTCACAAAATTCACACATTATGCACTGCTCCCCCTTCTCTCCCATAGCGATTCTGTGGCGTATCGGGCCGCGTCTATGAGGTGATTGTCTTTGTCCGGGTATCCGCTGACAATGTTTCCATCCTTGTCACGCTCATACTCGTATTTTTTAAATTCCTCGCATGAGTTTGGTGTTCGCGCTGGGTCCATAACGATCTTTTTCCCTTGCCACCATTTCATCGAGTATTCAATACTTCCAGGTCCTTTTTTCGCCGGCCTGGCTGGCAATCCATAATCCCTGTAGTCATTTACAGATTTCGGTTCCGCACTATCGCAGGTGATCGTATAGTCTCTATACCCCCGGCGAATGATTTCTTCCGCTGTCCAACTATTCGGGCGCTTATTCTCGAATATCTCGTCAATGAAATATATAGTTTCTCTGGCGGCATCGTAATATAAGCGTACAAATGCATACTGGTCCGGGTACCATCCCCAGTCCACGCCCTGGTAGATGCGATCCATCTGGCTGATCTCCTCATCGGTGATGGTCCGCTCCTCAATATACTCAAAGACGTTGCCGCCATTGCCGTTGGCTATACCCATGTATTCGTTTTCATAGGCATCTGGATTGACCTCTTTCAGATGCTCTGCGTCATTAAGGAACTGTTCGCCCAGCCAGTCCTTTGGTACATCCTTATATGTGCTATGTACCACAACAGCGGCATCGTCCTTAAACTCTGCCTCTTCTGTGTACTCATTTGCCCAGTTGTTTTTGCTCCGTGGCGGGTTGAAACTCTTGAACTTATACGCTTTGTCACCGCCTCGGATCGCAGACTGCTGGATGTTTCGCACTTCTTCCGGCCCGGAGAACTGATCCATCTCCTCAAACCACACGATACCAATATAGCCAAACTCTGGCTTTATGGACTTAATCTTAAGTGGATCGTCAGCGCCGCGGAAGTATATCTTCTGCCCGGTCGGCTTGTATGTTATCTCAAATGGAGAAGTCTTGAACTTAAATTCTTCCTCCAGACCCATCTTCGATATGGCCCACTTAATCTGAGCATAAACGGAATCCTTGATAGTGTTGCCAACCTTACGTAGCACCAGAGCATGCATATCTGAGTGATTTTTCAGCAGCTCTATGATAATGCACGAAATCCCGGAAGACTTCGTACTACCGCGTCCGCCGGGCAAAACATATTCTGTGTGTAGTCCGCTCCGGATGTCACGCACCATCGGGTGAAACACATCGGCTATGATATCAAGGTCAAGGTGGTACTCACCCGCCGCTCTGGCGGCTTCTGATACTGCAGTAAGTTGCTCCCACTTTTCGACAGCTAACATGTTCCCTTTTAATGCGCTCCTATATACAGAAGCTGCAACAGCTGCGTTGTTGTCAGCGTTCTCCTCATCAATTCCAAGCTGTACCAGTTTTCTTTTTACATTATCAGGAGCCGGGTTATCTGCAATCATTCTGGCAAGCTCTGAAAGCGTCTTTTTTTTTCGGCGTGCCTGTCCGGATTTTTTTCCGCCCTTGGACTGTTCATCGACAGTTAGCTTATGTGCTCCTGCGATTAAGTTTTTCTCGTTTGCCATGCCATCAGCTTCTCACCTTTCTTTTTCTTCAACGGACCAATTCTGCTTTGTTACCCGTAAGCTTTTCCCACCTATCCACTATGACATCACAGTAAGCAGGATCATACTCCATTATTCTGCATTTTCTTTCCATCTGTTCGCATGCAATCAGCGTTGATCCGGAGCCGCCGAACAAATCAAGCACGATGTTGCCGCGCTCTGTTGTGTTTCGTATCGCAAACTCGGACAACTTAACTGGTTTTTGCGTTGGATGCACATAACTGGACGATGAATCTTTTTTGATGGTCCATACTGACCCTATTCTTTTCCCTGTTAATTCCTTACCATTGCTTGCGCAAAGTATAACTTCATAGTCTGTGCTAAAAGTGTGTTTTAAATCTCCAACTCCACCGCCGCCCTTATTCCAGATAATCATGTTGGTTAGCTCATGATATTTTTTAAAAAGCGGCAGCCATTTATCAAGAACTTTCCACGTTGTGCATACAAATACAAAGCCATTGCATACTAACTGTATATTCGGGAAAAAGTCTAATATCTTATCATCATTTTCAATAACATCAAATTTTTTACTTTTATTTCTCGCATTGCTCTGATACTCATATCCATAAGGAGGATCCGTGAAGCACATATCCGCTTTTTCACCTTGCATCAGTTTTTCGACATCTGTTGTGCACGTGCTATCACCGCATAACAGAACATGTCCGCCCATTTTCCAAATATCGCCCTTTTGTGTTACTGGTTCTTTTGGTTTTACAGGCTCGTAGCCGTCCTCTTCAACTTCTTTCTCTTCTTCCAGTACCTCAAAACCGAAGTCAGTCATGTCAATATCGAATATTTCTTCCAGTTCTTCATTGAGCAAATCTATGTCCCATTCTGCTTGTTCCGCAACCTTGTTGTCTGCCAGCCGAAATGCTTTTATCTGCTCATCCGTAAGGTCATCTGCGATAATGGCCGGGACAGTATTTATACCAAGTTTTTTGGCAGCTTTATATCTGGTATGCCCCGCAACAATGACATTGTTTTTATCAATAATTATCGGAACTTTAAACCCAAACTGTTTTATGCTTTCTGCTACATATGCTACAGCACTGTTGTTTTTGCGAGGGTTTTTCTCATATGGCCTTATGTCTTTTATGTTAATTTCTTTTACGTTCATAAAATCCCCCTTGCAGTTTTATTTGTATCTGGTTAAGGTTCATATACTATCACCCTATTTTCATTTTACCTAAACATAAATAGAGGTGAATCACCTCGTTTTTCGGTGTCACTTCTATTTACATCATTTGAGTTTGCTCTTATGCGACCAGCACCGTTTCCAACGCAAGCCTTATAGCCACGGTGTTGTAATTTTTTCATGATTCCGTTCAAATTCGGCATAGCATACCCCTCCAATCATTATTATACTCTTTTTTCTATCCACACGTATCCCCACGTTGCATAAGCAAAAGAGGGATCATAACAATCCCTCTCCTATTGTATCTTTAAGATTTTGTTCTTATTTTTTTAGCTTGGCGCAGGCGGCAAAGATACCGCCATATTTTCTTAAAAGCGAGGAAAAACAAAAAGCCCTAAAGGATTCCCTTTGGGGCTTTTCGGCTATACACTAATCTTCATCGAAATTCGCCATTATTTTCCTCCTAAATACTTATAATATTCGATTGATGGCTTTATTGTTTTTTCCACTCCTGTTAGCACATTTGCTAAGGCTATCTCTACATCTTGGATATCAGTACCATTCATTTGGCAGGCTATGGCTAACCTCATTTTGTCTTCATCTGGAGCTTCGCACAGTGCTTCGTGAATCTGTTCTTTTGTCATAATTCGCCTCCTAAATTTCAGTTTAAATTGCAAAATCCATGTGAAGATATTTACCCTCGTATTCAGTTTCCCAATAATAATCTCCCTCGTACCAATCTTCGCCCTTGCATATCTGGTCGCACCATTCTTTACAATCATCTCCGCCCTGCTCGCCGCCTGTGTGATAATCAGTAATATCGGCAAAATCAGAGTTCATACCATCCATTTCAAGGTTTTCCTTACACCACTCCGCAATTTCTTCATTAAATGCATTTCGCTGTTCAATTTTATCAACTATCTCTTTTGGAATCTTTCTCATTTCTACCTCCTAAATTCTAATTTTCTTCATACGATTCTCCTAAATTTCAGTTTAATTCATCAAGACTTTCCTGTAATTCTTTATAATAGTTGAGCTTGTCAGTGTAGTGATTATCTAATACATCAATCATTTCCTGCTTTGCCTCCTCTAAAGATTCAGCTACCATATAATCCATGCTACCATCAATAACCGACTGCCATCCTGTTTTTTCGCCACAATATACGATACTTCCTATCGTAACACTTCCGTAATAAGCAACTATGTTAATTTGCTTTTCCCAATCTGTTTGTTCTGGCTCAACTTCTTTCCATTCCATCGTACACATATAGTCTTCCCCTTCTAAATCTTAATCTTTTTTCACGTACTTCATTAGATCCCAAATAGCCTGCTGATAGCCTTCATAATAGTTTCTTGCTTTATTGACCTCTAAGTTGCACTTTGCTAAAGCATTCTCTTTTAAAATATCGGCATTCTCTTTCAGGCTTTTATACTCTTCGCTATTCATCCTCTATTCCTCCAAATCTTATTTCAGTTTAGTTTAAATCCTCATCATAATAAAAACAGTCTCCGGCGCACGTTTCACACCCAATCGGGCATTGTTCTATATCATTTGGATTTCTTTTTTCATCATCTGCTTTACAATATCCAATCGGGCAAAGCACTTCTACACCGTCTTGCAATAATATCATTCTTATACCTCCGCTAAATCCTTAATGCTGAGTTGCTACTATTGCCATAGCAGTATGCAATGACAACATGCAATTGCGACACAGCATCATCGTATTCCATTCATGTCCCGTTATAGATGTTCTGATTTCCCACACTGGTGTTTCGTCCGAGTGGATGACCCCACAGTCGTTGCAAACCCCAAATTTCTTGCATTTCTGGATTTTTACCATCTTTATCCTCCAATCTTAATTTTGTATAACGATTTTTACCAACTCTTTATTCCATGCATAGTTAGGATTTCTTTAATCTCGGCATTATCTTTGCAGAAAAAGAACTCATCATGTAACTTGTCAAAATCCTTATAATACTTCTCCCTAACGCTCTCTATAGTATCTGTTGGATTGATGCCATGAATAATATGCCGAAGATAATAATTCCCATCTATTTCGCACAAAACAACACAAGTCATAAATGCTCCTTATCTTAATTCTGGTCACTTATAATCTTCAAACCTTTTTACCGCCGCAAAAGCGAATCTCGAATTTACCCAGCGTTGTAGGCGTTTCAGATCAGCTCCCGCAGACAGCTTGTACTTGTCATAGATCATCACATACGGGCTGTATCCCAGATCCCGTAGAGTATATATGCGTTCAAGATCCTGTGCCAGTGTTGTATCAAATCCGCAAAGCACATACACGCTCATTTTGCGATAATCCCATCCGCTTTCCTTTTTAAACATTTCGAAATTCGGTACGATTTTCTCCTTATCTTTGTACCGATCCCACGCGAAATGAATCTGTTTGATTTTCATTTCCTTTAAATACTGCGCCTTTTCTTTCGTCATAATCCGAATGTCACATCCCTGTGAAAAGTCCACCCATGCCCCGCTGGCAATAAGCTGTTGACTTAAGTTTTTCCATTCACGACACGCGAACATGTTTGGATCCAAGAGCACTATATTCTTTTGCCCAGCCCAGAACTCCGATAAATTAGCCACTTTTCGGCTGCATCGCCCCTCTTTATGCCCGACAATACAGAAGTCACATCCTCGTGGGCATCCACGAGTGAGGAATCCATACGCCGTATCCTTGCACAGATCCGGGTATAAGTCATAGTCCGGGTAGATATGCTCAATTTCCTCCGGCAACGGATCCCCGCCAGATGGGTATGTATATCCGGTACCGCCTCGTATGATCTCCGTAGCATTTACAGGATGCGGATAATCTGGAGTAAAGGTGAATACCTTGCTCATATATACTTTATCTGGCGGGTTTATCCACGCTGTCAGCGGATCATACCACTCTACCGAATCGCCTTTCCGTTTATGCCATGCTGATAGCTTCATGAGGGGAAGATTTGGAAAATTATGCCCATCAACATCAATCAGTGCTACTCTCATTACTTCTCCTTGCCTTAATTTTCCGTCTTAACTACCTTAATTTTCCTTCCGCACGCTGGGCAATATATCATTTTATTGTCTTCCGGCGTTCCCTCTTCCAGACACCAGGGATTTCCACATGATGTATCATAGGCATTAAATTCCTCATCCATTAGTGTCCATTCACACACCCACCAGGGCTCTAAGATTTTATACAATTCTTTCAGCATACTTTCCCCTCCGCATCAGCAAGTTGCTTCTTAGCGAGTTTAAACGCAATCATGTATATATCTATTATACCGGTATCTCTTTTCCCCAGTTCTCCAGCAAACTCCCAACCATCAGATATTAAATTCTCAAGTTTTTCTTGCCCGTCTGGAGCAATTCCGTGACCATCATCAAATCCATTCATGATTTCATCAATATCAGATTCTATTTCTTCTATGTCATATCCTGCTTCTTCTAATTCCTTTTCAAGTTCCTGCCTTGCCTCGTTTTCATCCCAAAAGTACAGTGGACGGTTCATGCAGTCAATTTTCTCCTTGAAATACCCGGTATTATTGACAAAATCAGTAAATCCTTCATATGTCATGTTGCTATAGTTGCTCGCAGTCAGCTCCCCGAGATCTCCAGTGATGTGGAGAATGTAATGGTCTTCTTCGAAAAGGAATCGAATGCGATACTCTATTCTTCCCGGCTCCTCGAAATCCAGAACTTTGATATTGCCATAATCTGTGAATGTGGCTTTGTGATTTTTAAATCGTTCTATTACTTTCTTTTTATCCATCTTATACCTCCTTATGCGCTCAACCTCTGGCGTACGCTTCTCAGCGATTCTGTAGTGGACTGAGCGTAATACATACTGGTGACTGCCGGTGACGCGTGTCCGAGGATCTCTTGGATAATGCCGATATCAAGACCATGCTGCTTGAGATCCATTCCCAGCGTCTTACGCATCTTGTGCGGATACACACGGCACTGGATCTTCGCACGCTTGCCGATCTTACGCATAGTACCTCCTTGATTTTGGCGCTCAAGTCGGCTATAATGGACTTAAGCGATTTATTTTCTTAGCGGCGGAATCATCTTGGCGGGTGGACCGCCGCTTTTGTTATTTATTCATTTTCTCTTGAGCTAAGCTCCGGCTTCCAATCCTCGCACCTCAGTTCTTCTCCTGCCTTGCGCCAGTCGCAGGCGTACTCATATAGGCAGTTATCACATCTTTCCATCAAACATCTTCCTCCCTTCTTTGTCGCATCTCTCAAACTCGATAACCCATACCCACGGATTTGCATCCCATCCGTAGCTGTCAAGATCGGATTTCTTAATTGTGCTATTCCATAATTCCCTACCAAACAACTCTCCCATAGTCATGTCACAATATTTAATACTGCTCGTACATGGACCATCTAAATCGCAAGTATGTCCATCTGCTGATACTCTGGTTAAGCATGGCGGTTTAAATTTAAATCCTTCATCCCACACTCCATCCTCGTCAATATCCTGTAACCGCTCCCCCCTTACATCTGTGACCTTAAGCCAGATACGCGCCGCTTCTTTCGGCATGTGGATGGATGGATGCCAGTGTATTCTCATCGAAGTTGCTGTACACCCATAACATCCAGGATGATTTCTACAACTTGCCGGATAGCCACCAGATAAAGTTTCACATGGATCTAAATAATCGCTGTCATAGTCTGAGCGATAGTAATATTTTCCGCATTCCTCCGTCCATGTTTCCCGAACATACAGGATATCTCCCGGCGAATACGGCGGATATTGTTCATAAAATTCTTTCTCGCTTAACTTTTTGATCCCCGATCCGCCTACTGTATTCGCCCAATCATCATATGCGAAATATTCTTCGCGAACACGTTTGTTCGGCAGCCGCCGTGTGCATGTTTTCTGTCCGGCAAGAATTGCCCGAACCATCTCCGTGTTGAATAAAATTGGCAACTCTCTACTCATCTGCATCCTCCTGTTTTTTCAGTATCTTCAACACATCGTTAAAATCAATTTCATCAAGTATATGCGTGAGCTTTTTCCAGCACTTCTCGCAAAGTATGACAGAAGCACCACTCTCTAATGTAATTTTCAGTGAGCTTGGATCTGATCGGATGCTTTTCGAGCAATCCATGCATGATCCATATTTAGATGCTCCATCCAACTTAGCCATTTTTGCAATTTTCATGCTCTTCCTTCCACCTTTTCCTCATCTCATCGTTTTCCTGCTCCACTTTCGCAAGCTTCATGAGTATGGCTTTCATCTCCCCGTTGATCGCGATCAAATCCCCCAGCTCCTGCCCGATCGGCTTCCAGAGGTGTAAGCAGTTCTCAACCACGTTGACGTACTCGCTCTTTTTGGGGTGTATCTCGTAAGCTTCTTCGCTGTCCCGGAAAAAGGTTTCCTTGAGGACGCACATGTCATCCCATGTGGGGATTCTTAACTTTTTCTTCGGGGAAATGCTCACGTGCTCCATTCCATCCTCGTTCTCGCTCCAGATTACGCTGCATGTGCCGCAGTCTGGCAGCTTGATCCATGCCGTATGCATCGGGAACATGATATTGTGTCCCCATATGTGCTTGTTGCTTAAGATTTCATTAAGATCTCTCATCTATCTCACCCTCCTATCAGCCACAGGCCGAATAATAACACAGCCAGAAAAATCGCGGTGGCTCCCACTATAAGAAGCTTTTCCTTGAAATCATCCTCTAAAATGCAAAGGATGAAGGAAATCAAAGACATCATAGTGATCCAAAAGCCAACTAATACTCTTATCATTCCTTTTTCTCCGTGTATGGCTCTGGCAATGGCATCCAAGCGATAATATCCATGTACCGGCCTGTGGGCAATATAAAGCCATATCCGTTATACTGCACAAGACAACTGCGCCTGTAGTTCTTGTCCCATCCCAGCATACTGTTGCAGGATACTTCCGGCAGCCGTTCTGTCACCGGGATCCATCTACGCACATTTTTTAACGCCAGCCTTGCGTCATTCTGATCTCCCTCACTCTCGCAGTGGATCACGATGTCATAGGTATCGTCATATACGTCTGCGACTCCGTTCTCATCAATAATAATATTCATATCTTACCTCCCCATTGTTCCGCCATTGCCTTAGCGATCCCCGGAAACGTTTTTGATCTTACTCCCGCATCCCGGCTCTGTGCATTTCAACGAGAAAAATCTCGTTGCCACATTTGACAGATAAGTGCACGGCGGGTGAGCGATCAGCATGTCCCATTTTCCGACATCATGGACTCTGCCGTCCATCGTCACCACTGCCCCCCCCTCAAGCGTTTTGAGCGCGTCATTGAGAATGTGCCACTCTGGATGACCGCCAGACGGCTTTTTGATGTCGCAGCTATACGCTTCATGCCCTAAGTCGCGAAACGCCTTGCAAACGGTCTGTGACTCTTCACATGCGACTAACACTTTCATCCTGCACCCCCTCCCATCATCGGTGATCTCTGCGCCCATCTCCCGTTATTTCTCTTTTCTGTCAGCCTGTTCATGCTTACTCCTTCCCTCTTTAGAATTTCTTTTTGACAATTATTCCATAATCGCCGGTCTCTACAAAATAATCCCAAATAACTTCCCTAAATTTCATCCGGCAGTCCTCGCACATGTCAACTTCACGGCTTGCCACTGAACGCGAATCACCGTCTCCAACATACGGGACTGTTTGTCTTATGATTTTACCTCTCAGCTCGGTTTCCTTTCCGCAAATGTCGCACTGATAGATTGTCTTTTGAGTAATTGCCATCTCTCACGCCTCCCACAAGAATCTATTCCACTTCACAACATCATCTCAACGGAAGCTCTCTTAGCACCCTGTCCTCCCAGGATACGGGCTTAACAGCCTCGTGTGGACAAAATGTGGATAAACCGCAATCACATTCGCTTTTCTGTGGACTTTCGTCCTGTTATTGCAAGCTTCTGTTGTACTGCATTTGAGCGTCCATACCGTCAGCTTATCCCCTGGCTTAACCTTATGCGCGGCAAGCGCGATCCTGCCCATAAAAATCTGCGCCTGCGTGTGCCGCTGAAGCTTTTCCTCATCTTTACCCAATAACACGATTTCCTTTTACCTTTCCCCTCTCTTGTATGCCTCCGCAAGCCCATTAAGCACACTCTTGCGAGTTGTGTCCCAGTCCTCTCGGAATTTCTGGTCTATAATATCCTCAAGCTCTCCCTCAACCCATATGAGGTAGCGTCCATCGTGCAAGCGCCCCCCCTTCGCCATGCTTGGAATTTTCCCTGCAGGCGCTCCGGTTTTTCTGGCCACTTCTGCCAGAGGTGCATTTCGGCATATTACGTGATCCATCACGATATCTTTTACGCCATATGCAAGCATATTACGTTCCTCCTGTTTTTCTCCGGTCAAAATCCATTTGACGGTCTTATCCCACTCATGTCTCAGTGTCTCTTTGCTCGGGTCATATCCAACTCGGCTCCCAGACTTGTATATCAGCCAACGTCGTTTATATGCATTCTGTGATTTTGCGTACTGGTGCACTCTATCGGCATCGATTCCGATCAGGAGAGTAAGATCACGAGATGTTTTATTGACGCACACTGTTTTGTTTGTTTTTCGGTCAATGACCGTATACAGCGCCATATTCCCCATCTACTTCCACCTCCCTGTCATCCGCAACCAGTCGTAGAAATCCGCTAATGTCCGGCGCTGATATGCGTAGAAATCATCAGCCTTGGCTGGTATCCCGCCTCGCCTGCGCCTCAAGCTTATGTATCCGATTCCTTCAGTGATGCTCTCGTATATCAGCAGTTCTAATCCTGGTGCTTTCGATATCGCGCACTGGAAGAGTCTGAGCCTGTCTTCTTGGTCCATGTTACGGCAATAATTCCGTAGCTTCTTCACGTCTTCCGGCGATATCCCGTAATAATCATAGCTCCTGTCCCGCGTTCTCATCCCGCACCTCCCTTGATGTCAGAATAGATCAACTCATCGTAGTTGTAATTGCGCTGTTCAAAGTTAGAAAAGCGGGTCTGCGATTTCTTTTCTGTGCCTTTGGCGGTCGATTCCTGCCGCTGGCTTCTCTCCCAGTTCCGTGTTGCTGCTTTCCAGTCTTTCATGTGATTCTTGCCTACCATCCAGCCTTTGGCAGAGTAGAAATCTACAAATCGATCAGCATCAACATGCGTGTATCCCATTTCCCGGCAATATTTCCTCACATTCTCCGGAGTGGGTGGCGCGAAGCGCTTTTCTTTAACACCCTTTAGGGTGTTTTCTTTTATATCATTATCATTATCATTTACATTATCATTATCAGCTTTTTTTGCTTCACTTTGATTCTTGTTGCTTTCTTCAAAAAGCATTTGTTTTTTTTGCTTTTCATCAGAAATATTTGCTTTAGGTCTGCCTCCGAGTTTCCCCGCCGCAGATCTGCTCGCTACTGTCTTGTTGTACTTCTCCTGGTCCTTAAGAAACTGGGTGCAGAAATGAGCAAATGCGATTTTTTCTCCAGATCCCTTTTTCATTTCTGGAATCTCTCCATCGGACTGATACCGCATGATTGCCAGGAAGAGGACTCCTCTTTGCTCGTTGTCCAGCTCCTCGATCATGCTGAGCCAGTCCGTATACATCAAAAAGCTATTCTTTTCCATCTCTGTCCGCCTCCCACTCTCTGTAAATGGTGATCCAGTCGGAGAGACGCATCGTTACAAGCCATTCACAGCGGTCACGGCGGTGGAACACGGTCGGCAAGAGTCCGGGAAGGGCATCGTGTACAGCCTGTGAGATCGCATCCAGAATATTTAGCCGCTCTACACGCTTGCACTCAATGTGGATTCCAGGCAAGCCGATCACATCGGCGTTTCCTGCTGCTCCACAATACTGCTGACCACGCTTTGTATCGTATCCGTACTCACGGAGGATTTTGGCAAGCTCTCTTTCTCCGCGCTTTCCGCGCTCTCTTTCTGCCTTACCCATTTTTACATTCCCCCATCTCTATCTGCTGTACTCTGCTTATAAGCTTCTGTGCGCCCCTGCAAGACTTCCGTATGGACTTAGCCCTACGGTTCTGCCCTGTAACCCATTCAACGGCTTCTGCGACTCCCTGTGCGTCCTCTGTGGCAATGTAGTAGCCACTTCCATCAGTGGCGGAAAGTATCGGGTCTTCTTCTCTGAGCCGCTCGATGCATTCTCTTATCAGCCGGTCAGGGTATCCTGTCGATTCCACGATCTGTCTGCGGCTGACCGCATTCTCTTTTCCTACGCCCAGCGTATTGTACACGATGAGCATAGCAAGATTCATGTCTACCTTCTCTTTCATTGCTCCTCCTTTCCGCCCCGGCATGATCCGGGGCTTGAGGTATGTATTAAAATGGCACTCGATAAGATGCTGTGACATGTAAAGATGCCATTTGGAGGTTATCAGTCAAAAAAGTTTGGCTAACTTTGCAAGCCGCATAAAATCTAACTCCCAGTTTCCATCATAGAGGTCATATGCCACGTTCAAAGTAGCATCATCAAAGCCTGCGGCTTGTATCTGATCCACAAGGGTTTCTCCCTGACTCGGATACTGACTAAACCCCATCTCTTTCCATTCAGCGGAAAATGTCCCGTTGTTTGTTTCCAATGTCTCAATGTAGCCCGTGTCTGTCGTTTCAATCGTATATTTCATTTCACGCCTCCTATTTCCCTTATAAGTATGATTCTCCGAACTCCTTTATGAAGTCCGCTCTGCTGCCGTGATTCTTTTCGTAATCTCTCTGGCAGCGCTGTTTCAGATACTTATCAATCTTCAAGTTCTCTTTCGTGCGCTTGAACATCGCCCCATTTGGGTGCAGTGTCGGGTGCAGCGGGATCACATATCCGTACACTTCCGATCTGCTGCGATTCGCAGCACCGAAGACATGATGTCTTTCCACCACCGGGGATCCCGTAAAAAAGCAGTGATCCATGTCATCTGTGAAGATGCTCCATAATCTCTTAGCCATGCTTGCCGCCTTTCTGCGCTTCATACGCGTCCATGAGCCGCTTAAACTCGTCCGGTGCGATTGTCGGTATGCCTTGCTCCTTGCACTCGCTTATAAGTCCATTCAGAAGCTCAGAGAACTCCTTTGTGTCATAGTCGTGGGAACCGCGGAGAAGGAAATACACCCGATCACGCTTCCCGTTCCATTCAATCTCAATCGTCTGTGACGTTGGACGGATATGATACTCTTCCGCTTCCAGTGCTTTCCGATAGGCTTCATCGGTGTCCGGGATCCTGAGCGGTACGCACTGGCCTTCAATCATCTCAAGTTGTCCGTACCGTCTCAGCATCTCGTTATGCATCCACGGTTTACTGACTTTCAGTACTTCCGCAAGCTCACTAAGGAGTTTCCAGTACATGCCGTTCGCGTCAAGGCTCCGTTTTTTCCGGTACTGTTTCGCGATCACCGTCAGGAACTTGTCCTTGATCTGGTCGATCCCTGCGATGATGTCGCCGTCAACCTCAAACGTGAGATTCCATTTGCCACTCACCCAGTCTTTCGCGACTCCTTTAAGCTTTCCGGTGCATTCCATGCGTTATCACCTCAATTCCACGGCAGACCCTCATCAGCCTTATCTGGGACTTCCGGTGCAGGCTTGTCCGGCTTTCCCTTGAGAATTTCCATAGCCTTTTTCCAGTCCTCAAATGCCAAATCATGCACGTCTGCGACTTTATACGTCTGCAAGATTCCTTTTAAGCCAATGCCGGTCCGCTGGAGCTCAGCGAAAAGCGTGTTTACATATTTGGCTTCCAGTGTCGGCTTTGCCGGTTTGCTTGGCGGCGGCGTCTCTGCGTCCGGGTCCGGCATCTCCTCTGTTGGAATGCAGAATGTCTGGAAACACGCATATTTGAATGCTGCGCTCATCGCTTTATTACTTGCCTTATCACCGCTGTCCATTCCTTCTCCCGGCACTATCGTGTAAATGGATGATCCGTCTTCCGCGTAAAAGGTATATTTGACGGAGAGAACGGAATGGATAAGATTTTTTTCATTCGCTGTCTGACGTTCTTCCCGCTTTTGGCTGACTACTTCCGGCACCATAAAAAGCTTATGCTTGGTAAACGCCGGGTTGAGTGCGTTCATAACATCATCAACACCGCGGTACATGTACTTCTGCTTTTCGTTTCTGCTGTTCTTCCCAACCGCTCCAATCTCTTCCATCACGGCGTTGATCGTCTCGAAAATGTTCTTCTTCTCTGCCATAAGCACTCCTTACTTGATCTGGAGGTTCTGCCGAATGACAAGTCTTGCACCTTCGATCTCCTCGCCGTTCTTCAATGCCTTTTTAAGTGCTGTCTTGTCCACGGTTGGATCAGAATACTTGATATAATTCTCCGGCAGTGCAAGCACATTGCCAACATACTCAACCGCTTCTGATTTTCTCCATGATGCTGATACACGCGCTGTCTGGAACTTCTGTCCGTCAAGGACTTCGCCTACATACTTCTTGAGACTCTCGATCTTTGCCTCTGTTCTCGCCTGTCGGTCTGCGAATGCCAGTTTCTCCTTTTTCAGTGCTTCCGCATCCGCCTGTAAGTTCTTGATCCAGAGCAGGACGTTCTCTGTTTTCTCTTCCAGTGCCATCTGCAAGCCGTCAATGGCTTTGTATGCTTTGTTCTCGATGATCTCTCCCGTTTCCTGATCTACGGCATCGTCATACGCCTGCATCAGTGCGGCGTTAATTTCGTACAGATTCATAAGCTACCTCCAACTCTTTTACTCTGTTTTCGTCTTTCTGATTTCTATGGTTGATCCGGTGTTTCATATCCTTCCGGCACTTCTCACAGAGGAGATCGCCGTCTTCCAGATATGCGCCGCAACAGTCACATCTTTCCGGCATCCTGCAACTCCTTTTTCTTATTCGAAAGTTCTTCTAACAATCCATCCATGCCATAACCATAAAGAGTATTGAAATTCTGATATTCACAGCAATTAGGATACCACCCATTCTGATATACGCTAACATCTAAACTGGCGATATGTCCATTAAACCAAAAAAACGCCGTAGGCTTGTTTCCTGTAACCTCCTGTCTTCTTTCATATGTGGTGTTGATTTCCAGCACCATCTCCAGAATCTCGTGCACCTTCTTCCGGCGCATCTTCTCAGCTTTCTTTTCCAGTCTCTTCTTCATTGGAATCCTCCTTTAAATCAATCTGTAACTTTGCCAGTGCAATAGCAGCTTTATACGCCCGTGCATACTTATTGTTCCCATGCGTTTTCTCTACGGCTTCGAAAAATTGATCTATGTCCCCTCTAAAGCATCCGCATTTTACACCGATTGTAAGATGCTTCGTCCTGAAAAAAGTGGTGAAATCATCTCTGCTGCCCAACGGCCCAACAACCAGATAATGAGATGTCTTAAATATCTGCGCGTCATCGAAAACCCTCGCGTCACCGAAAACCCTCGCGTCACCGAAAACCCTCGCGTCATCGAAAACCCTCGCGTCACCGAAAACCCTCGCGTCACCGAAAACCCTCGCGTCATCGAAAACCCTCGCGTCACCGAAAACCCACGCGTCACCGAAAACCCTCGCGTCACCGAAAACCCACGCGTCACCGAAAACCCTCGCGTCACCGGAAACCCACGCGTCACCGCGCTGATCGAGGTTTTCCTCTTTCTCGACAAATCCTCCAAGCTCTCCCTCTTTAACGTCTCCAAAGGCTACCAGAGCCTTAATTCTGAAAAGTGTTCTGCCGAACTTCACAATGCTTTCGGCTGTTAATTCATATTTTTTCATTTCATATCCTCCATTCCCCACATCATCGGCACCATTGCCAGAAACGCGGTAACGATCGCTACTCCTATCGTGCTGTACGGTACGACAAGAGTGAAGATTCCCAGCCATGCAAACAGCAGGATCGCAAGTCTTACTGTGTACCGGGCAAGTGTCCGGGCGATCATCTGGCGCTTCTTCGCGCGGATCCGGCGCTTTGCTTCGTTCTGGCACATAATTAGAATCATTGACTTCACCTCTTTCCCCTCCTATCTGTTCACACACGCGGCGATGATCCACGCTAAATTGCTTCCCATCGCGAACGCCGCTGTTATAGTCCACGCGATCATCCACTTGATTGTTTCCATTCTCGCCTGCGTAATCACTTCACTTGCCAGCGGACTATCTTTTGTACTCTCATCCATCTTTATTCACCTTTCTTGTCGTGTTTTTCTCTCTCGATCCGGTCCGCCCATACACACAGCCATGCAAGTGTTGCAACAGCCCCGACCATAGTTCCCAGCAGGAACATTGCCATTCCGTCCACCTCCCTTATAGATAATCCGCTTTCTCGCTGTCTGGCACCTTGCCGATCTGCATTAGCAACCACAGCTCGCCAGATCGGAAAGTGGATGGATCACGAAGACGATTGTAATAGGTGCTTATCTTGAGTCCTAAGCACTTCGCCATCTTCTCGTTATCGTACTGCTTCTGCGCCTTAACTTTGGCAATCAGTACGCGGATGTTATCACTCTTCTCTCGCGCATAAGATACTTTCATCAGTCTCACGCTCCCTTATTTTTTCTTTTTGCCAGAATCCTCCGATGTCTGGCTGAACTCGGAAAATTTTTCGACTTTACCGAGAATATAACCTTTATCAAAGTCAGACATCTGTGGGATTGCATCTTTCAGCTTCTCCACAATTCTTTTCTCTTTTTCCGACATATACTCACATCCTTTCTTGTGCTACGATTTTGCTAAGTACTCGTACTTGTTTTTATGAATCCTTTTCTTTTTCACCTTCTTCTTCCTCTTTTGAGTTTTGAACGGAGCCGTTTTCCCGGTGAAATGCATGTAATTATTCAATGTGATATTCTCCTTTTTGTGCTATACTTTAGCCAGAAGGGAGGTGATTATACGAAAAGCATCGATTTCTCTAACATTGATTTATCTTTTTCTGAAAGAATTACTCTTCGGTTGATTGCAATTACCAGATTCAACATTTTCTTAAATCCTCAAATCGTTGATTACTTGTTCAGCCTCGGTCTGCTTGACCGAAGAGGATCCTATTTTTTCATCAACAGATTTGGGAAAATGTATTTCCGTATTAAACGGAAAGAATTTTTGAAATTTACAATCCCAACAGTGATATCACTTGTTGCCCTATTTGCCGGATATGATGTATACAAGATTCCACTTCTGGGCGAAGCATTATCAACAGCAAAGATGCTATTGATACATGTAATGGAAAATCTGGGAATCTTTCCATAAAATACTCCATCAGTGTTTTTCTTCTCGAAAAGAAAAACCAGTGGAAAAACTTCCGTAGTTTCGTTTCTCTCACCTCCCTTGTACTTTGTACGATTATATGATAGTACATAGTTGTCATCTTGTCAATACTTTTTTCGTACTTTGTACGATTTATCTATTGATTTTTTTATATGTTTCCTTTATAATTAAGAAGACGGAAGGAGGTGAAACGTTGAAGGATCGCCTAAAACAAATCCGGAAAAACGACCCGCACGGAAAGACTCAAGATATGTTTGCAGATTTTCTCGGTATATCCAAGCAGAATGTTTCAAGCTACGAGATGGGACGAAGGAACCCTTCAGATGCTGTTATTCGACTGATTTGCGAGAAATGCGATGTAAGTGAGAAATGGCTTCGAACAGGAGAGGGAAGCATGACAATTCCAAAAAGCAAAGACGAAGAAATTTCAGAACTGCTTGCAGACATCCAGAAGTCCGGTGACGGATCATTCAAGCACCGTCTGGTGTCCGCGCTGGCAAAGCTGGATGAGGACGGTTGGGACAAGCTAGAAGAGCTGATCGACATGATTTCCGGGAAGTAAAAAAGAAAGACAAGGGCAATGCGCAAACCCTTGTCTTTTTCTTTTCCTATTCTGTTAGCCGTTTCACATAAGCATATATTGTTTTCAGCCAGTGTATATCCTCGATTTTCTCCACCATATCAATGATTTCTTTCTTATAATCCATATGCATACCTCCATTATCGAAAAATGTCGTCAACAATGTCTTTACTTAAAGTATACGGCGTGATATGATAAATTATGATTAAATATTTATAGAACCCTGTAAATATTTAAAGCTATATGTTCGGGATATCTTGCCGGATACCTCGGAAATGCAGAAGAAAGGAGGGCTTTTGTATGAAAGTATGGAAACTTGTGTCTGGAATCTTATCCGTTATCTTATTTGTGTTTGTTTCTTTCCAGTCCTGTGCCGCAGGTTTGGGAAATGCATTAGCGGATAATGGAGAGGTCAGCGGAAGTGCCGGAATCATAGTGGCTATTTTCATGCTGGCAGGCGGAATCGTTTCTATTTCTACTCGGAAGGGTGGAAAAGGTGGAAACATCGCACTTATTATTCTTTTCGGCCTCGCCGCTCTGATTGGATTTAGCATGGCAGGAAGCTACGGCGATCTTAATATCTGGGCTGGGTGGTGTGCGATCAACGCAATTATCGCACTTGTAGCCTTAATTACTGGAAAGAAAAATAAAAAGACAAAAGAATGATAATAAGCGGCGCTCGGAATAATATCGAACGTCGCTCTTACAAACGAAAAAAATCGGCTCGGTGTTGGCGCACTGAGCCGATTCGATATTCCCGAAGATGCGTATCGGAAACCTACACCCATAATATATCACCTTCGGGACAGCTATGCAAGCAGAACCGGCCAGAATTTCCGGCGGGTTGCGGCAGGCTGTTATTTTTATACCCAAATTAAGGAGGACTGATTATGGCTACTGCAAAAAAGCTTCCGTCTGGATCATGGAGGTGCCAGGTATTCTCACACATTGAGACATCTATTGATCCGAAGACTGGAAAAAAGAAGGACAAACGTATTTACAAGAGCTTCACCTCGGATGTGCCGGGGCCGAAGGGAAAACGTATTGCGGAACAGATGGCGGCTCAATGGGCCGCTGAGAAGGAGAATGCAACGAGTGTGCAGAATCTCACGTTGGGGGAAGCGATCGACCGTTATACTGATGAGAGGTTGTCCCTGTTATCACCCAGAACGGTTATGGACTACCGCCGGACCCGGAAGAAGGACATGCAGGAGCTGATGAATCAGAAGGTGCCTACATTGACGCAGGAGCAGGTGCAGGTTGCAATCAACGCCTTTGCCGCAAATCACGCACCCAAGACAGTGCGTAACGCTCATGGACTGATCGCTGCTGTTTTAGGCGTGTATCGTCCGAATTTCGCTTTGAGCACCAAGCTCCCGGAAAAAGTACGTCCGAAGATCTACGTGCCTACAGACGCGGAGATACAGCGTCTTATGGAGTGTGCAAAAGGGACAGAGTTGGAGATCCCGATCCTGCTTGCGGCATTCGGTCCGATGCGGCGCGGAGAGATCGGTGCGCTGACATCCGACGATATCTCCGGAAACATGGTCCACATTACGAAGAATATGGTCTTGAACACGGAACGTCAATGGATCATAAAAACGCCGAAATCTTACGCCGGTGATCGCTATATTGATTTTCCGGACTTTGTAATTGAAAAGATAAAGGGGAAAAAGGGAAGGATCGTTTCGCTGGATCCGAATCAGATCACAAGGAAGTTTCATGATCTTCTCAAGAAAAATAAAATGGAGCTGTTCCGCTTCCACGATCTCCGGCACTACTCCGCATCCATCCAACATGCATTGGGGATCCCGGATGCCTATATCATGAAGCGAGGGGGATGGGGGAACGATGGAACCCTAAAAGAAGTGTATCGCCATACAATGGATGACAAAACCATGTCGATGAATGAGATAGCAAACACGCATTTTTCAGAGTTATGCAACACGAAATGCAACACAAAATAAAAAGAAGCCTGTATTTACAAGCTTCTTTCAATGCCGGTGACCGGACTTGAACCGGTACGGGGTTGCCCCCGAGGGATTTTAAGTCCCTTGCGTCTGCCTATTCCGCCACACCGGCAGACATATAAATATGTCGATGATGGTTTCCCATCAAATGGGACCTATAGGGCTCGAACCTATGACCCTCTGCTTGTAAGGCAGATGCTC